GTCGGAGCGCTCGCTCTCATCGTCATTGTTGGGATGGTGATTGAGTCCAGAGGAACATACGTTGAAGACCATGAGCGCTGCCTGAAGCAGGCGATTAACGGCTACGAGATCGAGCAGTGTCACTGACATGAGGCCCTATGACAGGTGGACGGACGAAGAAACGCTGATCTGCGCCTGGGCCATGTTCATCGGCGCTATAGCCGTCCTGTGGGGGTTCTTCAGCGTTCTCAACGGAGCAATATGATGGGGTATTTCATCTTCAACATCGCGATTCCTGCCGCGATCGGCCTGCTGCTGATCGGGTACCTAATCGCACGCGGGGCAACGGTAGGCATATGATCAATCTTGCTCGCTGGCTCATGATCTTGGCTGCGATTGTGCTGGCGCCGTTCTACGCGCTCTGGGTAGGATGCGGCTGGATCGCTGATCAAGTGGAGCGGAAACGATGGGCATCGCAGCCTATACCCTCCTAATCCTCATCCTGATAGCAGTCTTGGATAGCGGTTGATTAGGCTTCGCCTTTTAGGACTGCGGCAATAGCGGGTTCGCAATACAAATGCTTCCCGACTATGAGCAGCGCAGCCCGCAGCATGCTCTCGTACCTTCCCCACTCCGGATCATCAACGCCGATATGGCCGTTGTCGCGGTCAGCGTCTATCATTGCTTGGGTGGCGGCTTCGAAGGTCTTCATTCGGTGTCTCCGTTTTAATAGCTTATTATTAACCGGTAATTCGCCGGTATCGACGAAGTGCTGAAGCAACGGAATCAATTCGGAGACCATCGCCTGCGTGAGGTGCATCCTGGCGCCGCAGCGCTCGCCAGTTTTCCCGTGGATGGTTTCATGGTCACACCCAAGCCAGATGCACGCCTCTGTCGCCAGTGAGCTTTCCTGAATGCTACAATCGGCTCCGTATCGATCCTTGAACTTTCCCTTCTGGAAACCACGATCGTTAGCTGGTGCTAGTTCCATCTGTTTTCCTTTGCTCACCGTAACCGAAAGTCCTCCACCAGTCCCAGCGCGAATGCGCATAGGTATGAAGGCAAATCTTGTGTCGCGATGCAATCTCATGCATTGCTGATATATCGGTTCGTATCTCCAACGCCCTTTCAGGCATTAGGTTGGCCAAAGCTTCCATGAATCCTGCCGCGTCTATATCGAGACCATAATAGGTTGGTTTGCATTTTGTCATCATTTCTGCTCATCATTAGGACAAACTGGAGGCTCTGGAAGCGGCATCCAGTGAGTTGCCTGCCCATGCCAACTCATAGTGCTAATAAGTTCTCGACGCCAGCCGTGCGAAGCTTTCCCAGCCTCATACAGCCATTCGCCATCGCTCCACCATCCGAGCAAGACTGGCGTTTCATGCGGGGCAGTCTTTATCAATCGCCAGTTTCCTTGTGTCATCGTTAGCATAACTCCGCATCGGTGATGGCATCAAACTGAAACGAGGCGGCGCAAAGCGCAATGTTGGCGCGTGTGGCCCGAGCGCCGATGTTGATAGTGGTGATCGTCTCATCGGGAAGGACGCCCCGTATGATGCCAATCACGATCCCGGTAACCGTTGGATCGTTAGCTAGTTCGATTAGCTCTGCCTTGATGTTCTCGCGGCGGCCTCTGATAGGTGTAACGCTCATTGTTTCCTCTGATGTGAGGTTAAGGAGATTCGTAGCGCTGGCACGCGACCTTGCGGCCTCCAAAATGGTAGTGCCCGTATCGCGGCACATCGAGGTCGCAAAACACACATCCGCAGCTAGGAGTGACCCTGATTTTGCTGATCTCATCGAGATCGCCCTGCGCAACAGCCAGCGCCTCCTCTAAGCCACGTTTGATTTTGTCGCCTGCTTTGCTCATGTCGTTGGTTCCTTTAACCGTTAAGAGCGGCGTCGATCTTCGGATAGATCTCGGCCAAATCGTGGTCGAAGTGCCGTCTGTCAGCTATTGTGCCATAGTAAGTGATCCGATTGCGGGCGAATTTCAGTGCCTCGCGTAGCTGTTTAATCTCTGTGGCGGCACCAATCAGCACAGCAACCCCGGCACCTTCCCTAGCAAAGCGCTCCAGTCGATCTACTACGTCGCTCATGGTTCTTTTTCCTAATTACTTATCAATACGATGTATCTCGCCCTTGTCGTTCATCCGGTTGCAGTCCTCAACATACTTCCGATAGCGAATAGATTCTTTGAGGGCTGCGTCGTTTTCATGCCTGCATTTGATATACATGCAGCGTTCGTGACGCGCGCAAGAATCTGGATCGTAGCAACCTGCAGGCCAACTTCTCATGTTTTCCCTGACTGCTGATCAATGCTGGTCTCAGCTCGTAGGCGGTTCCTGATCTTTAGGCATAGAACAGTCAATCGATCAGCCGCCTCGGATAATTCCGCACTGAGATACTTTGCCTCCTCCAATGCGTTCTCGGCATGATGGAGAGCCTTCCGTCGATTGCGCGGGCTGGCCGAGTGGCGGATGGGCTCATGTCGTCTGCTCATTTCCCTACCTGTCTACAAAGGAGATGTTTCGACACCGATCGCTCGCGCGGCGTTCCAAAACTCTCGATAATCGATATCCCAAGTCTGTGATCCGATCGTCATACGGACCCATCCCTGAGAACCAATGCATTCAAATTCAATGGGCTCTCTTCCTGTCTCGCCATCTTTTTCGTCGATAATGGCGGCGTCAACAATGACCTTCATTTCTATTTCCCCTGACGACGCGTTAAGGCGTATGGCCGGCTTGGCGTAGTTCCTCGCGCGCTTCCTGTCTGGCCTGGTCTTGCTTCAGGCTATTGCCGCCGACCTGCCATTTTGGCTTTTCACCCGAACCCTTGTATTCGAATGCGGCGTAAATTTCAGCAGCGCGGCGCTCGACGGGCTCGTATCCATAGTTGTACGGTGCATCCCACGCCAACGGTGTCGGATTGAGGGCTTCGATAGCCTCCCTCGCAAGCCGTCCGTACCTGCCGGCATGATCGAGAATGTCGATTTCTTGAAGCCGCGAGATTGCCAGTGATATATCCATCGTCAGTTTCCTTTGCTTGCCGTTTCAGCTATCGCAGCCGACGACCTGCACGTCCCAGCCCTGGCCGGTGCGGTCCTCGTCTTGCTCCTGATCGGGATAAATCAGCTTGGCGCATTCGGCGGCAGCCAAAACCGACACGAAGGTTTCGACGTGCACCCGCCCTCTCTTGTCGATCAGCTCATACCGAGTCGGATTAGGCACTTTGCTTTTTTCCTCAATCATATCAATCTGGTCCTTTGCAGCTATTAGGCAGTGTAAGGCTTTGTTAACTCTCAGATTGCCGCTAACGCGTCTTAAAGTTTCTGGCCAAAACACGCACTGATTTTACTACAGTTTCTGCGATCTCCTGCATAACCACTGAACCCATTATGCAGCGTAAGGTTCAGCTCTTGTTCTCGGGCTGCTTCGTCCCGTACTACCAGTGTGGCCATGTTTCGCCGCGACAGTTTCCCTTCCATGGACACGTCTCGCACCGACAGCCTTCGCGATACTCGAAGACGTAACCCGGCTTTGTCGGCGGCCTGGATGGATCAAGCACGGCTATTGTTCCTTGATCATCTTCAGCATGGCGTCTCGAGCAAGCGTCTTTTGGTCCGCGGCCCCTTGGTGCCAGGCAGCGGCCCCAAGCTGCTTGCCGTTGCGATGGAAGTAGCGGCGAATCCGGCCGGTGTGGTCGGTATACTCGTTCACGAATTTGAGCCGCAGCTTGGCCATGCTCTCCCCCATCAGAAGTCATCCCAAGATGCTGCGAGCGCCTTTTCCTTGGTGTCCATGGCCTTTGCCGGCTTATCCCCGCTGTTTATTGTGATCGAGCCATCTCGATTGACCGTCACGCTGCACACGCGCAGGCCCGCACTCTCGGCCGCTTTGACGGCGCGGCGGACCTGGGCTTGTGTGAACGTGATGGCGCGGGTCATGTGTTTTAACAGTTCGTTAACGGCGACGTTGCGGCGATGCGTCGTGATCGCGCAGTGCACGCCTGACTTTTCGCCATGGGATAATCGTCTGCTCAGCCGGATTTCCATCCGGCATTCGTTGGCATATGATGAGGCCCTCCCGCTGCACGTAATACCAAAACCTGTCGTTGATATCGTGCGGATCAGTAGGATAGCCGCGGTAGTCAAATATTCGACGCGCCATGTGCTTTAACCCGAGGTTAGGGTGATCATGAGCGACATGGAATCTCCGGGCTCGACGAGGAGCATATCGCGCATATAAAATTCGCGGTTCTCTTGCTTGTCGAGATCGAATGCCAGAAGCAACCATCCGGGCCTGGGATGCCATCGTGTCTCGCCCCATCGAATGCTGATCGGCCTCGCTCTCCTGCGGGAGCTTTCGCCGCGCCAATTGATATATCCGAACGTGAGTTCGATCATTTGCATTATCCGATGGTCAACGTCAGTTCTTGATGAGGTCTTTGGCGATGCCGATGACGAAGGCAACCATGATAACTGCCCAAAACACCTTCCATCCGGTCCACCAATTCGGGTCCATCATCTGTGCTACCGTCGCGTCCATGTGTCAGTTTCCTTTTCCAGTGGTTAAAACTAGTTGCCGCAACAGAAGTCGCAGCACGATTGGTCAGGCTTGCAGTAAGGACGATCCGGGTCGGATTCGGTTGGGCCGCCCTTGGTCTCCTTGATCGCCTCATACCTTTTCGTTGAAACATTGTAGACGATTGCCCGTGGATTCCGCTCCTTGAACGCGGCCAAGTCGGTGGATGCCTGTGGCGTAGAGACGCCGAACTTTCGTTCGATGTGCTCTCGGTTGATGAAGCCGAACACGCGGATTGTTTCGGCAATCCATCCTTGGCGCTGCCGCATAGCCCAATTGTCGCTCATCCCTCTTCCCTCATCTTTTCGTATTCATGGTCCGGATCACGCCACGAAGTATTGCACTCTCCGGTGCAACCTGACGGTTGCCATCCGCCCCGACTTTCCCATGGTGCCGCGCCGCAGAATTCGCAGCGGTCGTCGTCGGGATTATGCGACTTCCAATCGTCGTAGCTCATGGCTTTATCAACTCGTTAGGGTAAGTCTAAATTCTTCTGATTGCACGACGAACACAGCGGGCCTCCCATGGTCGCCTTCTTACGCTTTCCAGGTGGCCTCGTTCCCCACTTGCAATGAACACCGGCTACGGCCGCTTCGGTTTCAAGCGCGCGTATCTGCTGCGCTACCTGCGGAAATCCGGCTTCGATCTCGGCGAACTCTTCTTTCCTGGCAAAGGCGCCGCAAAGGCACTCGCCGGACATGCAGAGTTTTTCGGTCACGGGGTTTCTTGGAATTGCGAAACGCGCCATATATTCGGCTTTGTCGTCATCATCCCAATACAGGATGGGTGCAATCCAGAGCTGCGCGCCCCTGCGAAAGATCGGCTCTACGTGGCCCATCCTTCGCGAACTTTCCGACAACCTAACGCCTGTCACCAAGCCAATCCGATCGTAACGCTTTGCTTTGTGCTCGCGCACTAGCGCCTCAACGCAGCGCTCCTTAAGCCGAGTGTACATGAATAGATGGCCGCCCGGCCCTGGAAATCCATGTTCAAGTACGATATCCCGATACGGCACTGGAGCGCGGTATTCTTTTAGCCTCCATTTAAATCTCTCCGCCGTCGACCGGCCATGCTCCTGCGCCTCCGGAATTGCGATCGTGGTGTCGATCATCACCGCTCGCGTGAAGGCGCGATGTCGGGAAAGAATGTGAGTGGAACAGGCGCTGTCGTTTCCGCTGCTATACAATCCGAACATATGAGTAATATCGCGAGAGGCGAGCGCCCTCTCAATAATCATGTCGGCCTGAATAATCTTGGCATCTAAGCTCATGGGTTTCCTTAAGTGGTGTACAACGAATCTAGTTCGCGCTGTGCTTGGTCGAGCAATTGAAGCACGCGGATATGTGCAGCGAATTGCTCTGGCGTTCCTTCGTGCTTGATCTTCCACATCCCCGCCGCGTACCGCTTCCATGCAAACCGAATTGGGGACAGCCTTAGTAACCTGAGACTGTCTCCTTTCGGGAGCCCTTGCGTAGCGTGAGAGCCCCGTGGATTGCGCGAGATCAGTCTGTCACGCAAACCATTTTGACGACGGATGGCCTCCGCCGCCAACACATCAGGCCATTGAGCCGTCAGCGTCCCTACAGCCCGCTTTGCAACGCCACGGGCAAAATATCTATCGCGAGGAATTTTGTGATGATCGCAAGTATTAAGGACGGCTCCGGCGATGGCACGGAGCATCCTATACTGCGATGGGGTGGCGCGATTCCAGAGAGTAGCCATCACTTGCCTTCTGCGGTCTTTAAAGAAAGCTTGTCGTCGTACCTGGGCGGCTGTTGGATGTCGCCGAGCATCTTGAAGCCGCGATAAGGTGCCTGCATCGAATGGTGGCACCACCGCTCAACCACTTCGTTCGTGCTCATTCGCACGTAGAAGTGCTCATATCCGTCCCAGCGCGTTCCGAGCGACCGATAGGCGATGGCGACAGCCTTCGATGGATCGCCCTTACATGCTCCGCGTTCGATCTGGTCATGCGCTGTTCCGCAGTGGAGGCATGGATCTCCGAAGTGGGTTTGCATCACTCGTCCTTTCGGTAACCAGTGGTTATCGCGTCTAAGCGCTTCTCAAGTTTCTCAACCCGTCGTTCTAACTGGTTGATGCGATCATCCTTCGCCTTCTGGCCTCGCGGGCAAGTGCAACCTTCTTTCCCGTAGATTCCGCCGATGCATTCTGGGTACCACCAGCGACCTATCTCAGGGTCGTGCATCCATCGGCAGGCCATGTTTTGTCAACTCGTTATGGTAAGCCTCTGCGCAGCCGCTCGATCTCGTCGGCATGCTTGCGCATCAGCAGGGCGCGATCTGCCAAGATCGCATCAGCAATGCGCCCAGCACCATCGTCCCACTCGGATGCAAAAGCAGAATAGCTGGCCTTTCCCAAATCCGGGCAAGGATCATATTCGTTTCGGATCAGTTCAATCCATGTCTCGCGTTCTCTCATGTCTGTTTCCTAGCTATCAGATTGCCTTCAGAGTCGGTGACTCGCCAGCTATCGATCAGCTCTACCACATGCTGAACTCGCTCTGGCGTCAGGTCATCGTACCAAGTATTGCGGACGATCTCGATAATGGGCCAAATCTTATCGCCCTCTCGGACCTCGTATCGCTCCCGGCTCATGCCGCCTCCTCGCAGTTAAAAGCACCTTTGCCGTGGTTCTTGCCGCCGCACTTGCATTCACACTTCATGATGCGGCCCGTGGCATTGATGCAGCGGGCGTCGCACTCGTGGCGGGATGGAGATGACTTGTATTCAATGACACGGCTGATCTTGACCCACGACTTGCTCTCCGCGTCGTATCCGAACTTGCCATCCTTGCGGTAGTCTGCACGATCGAAAGAGAGGGTCCCGGTTGCGGTGTCTGCGAAAAACTTGATGTTGGCCATTTGCTTGCTCCATTGCTTGACTGTGAGAGCAATATCTCATATGATTTATTCATTGTCAATACCTCATATGAGAAAAACAGACATGGGACGAAAAAAAATGTGGGCCGAGGATATGCAAGCTCGATTCCCGGAAGGCACTTTCGAACGCATCGAGGCGGTATTGGAGGATTATGAGGATCGCACCGAGTTTGTCCGAGTTGCCGTAGAGAGGGAACTTAATCGACGGGAAAAACGGCGTTAAGTGGTGTTTTAGCGTCACGACCGCTTAATATTTAGCCTCGAGAAGTGAGATTCAACTCGTTAAGGCGGTTTATGCCTCTGCCTTGTTCGACAAATGGCAGCGCGAAAGAACCTCATCTGTCTCTGCCTTGATCAGGTGTTCAATGGATTCGGCGGCCTGATCGAGATTGAGGCCATGGGCGACAAGCTCGCCTAAGATGGCGAGGATGACGCTGCGTCGGGCGCGGGTCTTTGCGTCAGCAGGGATGTCGAGTTCGATAGTTTTCATGTTTTCCTCTTCGCACGCTTGGCAATATGGTTAGCGCAATGCTGCATTGAGCACGACGGTGGCGCACGCAATCCATTTTTTCTTGCGCGGCGGTGGGAGTTTTTCCCAATCCGTCAGCTTCTTGCCACCTTGCATCAGATCGCGCAGCGCTTCCGCGCCACGATCAATCTCATCTATGTTCGGTGATCGGCCACGAAGTCTGAAGTAATCTGCGACCATGTGATGTGCCTTAAGTGGTGTGAACTACTGATCTGATGTTCGGTTGGCGGTCTTTAGGGCATCTCCGAGGATCTGATGCAGATCATCCCCGGTATCGACAACCTTTGGCTTTGGGTTGCAAATGTCACAGCGCTCGGAGCAGTACGGGCACCAAGGGTCATCTTGATCGACGCAGCAACCATCAACGCAGTCGTTGACGCGACCGACTCCTCCGCAGTTCCAGCAGCCATCATTATCGAAATCGTCTTCGTAATGGTCGTGCGGGTCACTCATCGGCCTTCTCCTTTCGGTAAGCAGAAGTTAAAGCAATCATTCGGCGGCCTCCGCGATGGCCGGCCGGAACGTCGCCGCGATGTACCGGCTCAATGGCAACGGGATCTTTGCTATCATTGCCGCAGCTTGCTCTCGCTTCTTGCTTCCAGATCCAGCAGAGGCCATTGGGTCACGTTTCCAGTTGCGACCATCCGGGTTCTGACCATGTCCACTCGTGGTATTGTGAGCGACCTTGAACCAAGATCCCCCGCCGTTTTTGATGTGCCTATCGACACTTTCCGATTGAAACGATCGTCCACTCCCATCGAACCGGAAGCCTGGGTTCTTCGTACCCTTCAGGGTAATTGGCATCAGCGCAGGGACATCACCCCAAAGATAATAGCTACCGAAGTTCCAGCGAGCTCTCCCTATCCATGGCTGGGCACCGCGCACGTTCTCGACGATCAGCGGGATATGCCTACCTGCTGCTTCGCACGCCTCGCGCTGGATTCGGAATTGTGCATTGAACAATTCCATGCCGAGCACTGGAGGTCCCAAGGCCTTTGCTCGTTTCCACGGCATGGCGCGGTAACTGAACTCCTGGCATGGGCTTGAGCCGACGATCAGGGCAGCGTTGCGAAACTGCGAACCGTGCAGCGTCCGCACATCTTGCACTACGAGCTGCGCAGGATAGCGGTGCTCGCCGTACACATGTCGCTTGATGTCAAATCCGATCACGTCGTAACCCTCTTCAAGTAATCCTTCCGTCCAGCCACCGAGGCCGCAAAAAAGGTCGATGGCGAGCGGCTTCGTCATTTGCTGAAATCGTCAGTTAAAGCTGAAATATCCGGCTTCCATCCGAGAGCCTTGGCCAGAGCCAAAGTCTCGGCCGCCTTGATCGCGAAAAAGATCGCGTTCACGTCGTCGCCTTTCTCGCGTGCGATCAAAGCGGCATCGGCAAACTTGATCGAAAGCTCTCCTATCTGCGCAGCTCCGCTCACATCGTTCTCCTTAAGGCTGATCGGTAAAATCGTCGGTCTCGCGCACCTTCGGCAGGTCTTCCTTGCCGCACTGAACCATGAAATTAAGTGCGCGGGCGATCTGCTCGGCATCATGCTTGGAGTAGGCGGCGCGACCTGAGTCGTCTTCGATGAAGCAAACAATCCGATAGGACTCTGGTCGTTCGTCTATGATCTCGTAGCGGATCGAATATTCGTCGTCGTTGCGCTCCACGACGTAGGGGGCGCTCGGCTGATAGGTCTTGCGGAGCGGCCGGATCCTGCGCTTCAGTTTGACAATGTTGTCGCTCACCGCGAGTCCCTCCCGTCGCACCAGCCTTCAACATATTCGCGGGCGGCAAGCATTTTCACCCGGCGCTCGGAATCATCCTTGTAGGACCAACCGCGCAGTTCTCGACCGTCGAGTGAAACGGTGATTTCGTCTTTATCGTTGTCGGTAACGCGGGGTTGCATGCTGTTCTCCTTAAGGCTTCATCACCGTGAAAATCCGCGCCTGACGACCACGCCAGACATCTTTTTCTTGAAACCGCTTGCCTTAGATCCTGGCATCGGCCGGCCCTTGCGCTTCATCCCGAACGTTGCCTTAAGCACACGATCGGCCTTTGCCATTCTCGGGTTGTCTTCCTCGAATGTCTTTCGCGTCGCGCAGACATCGCAATAGCATTTGCAGTTGTCGATCGTAGGTTCTCCACCAAGCCCGTCAGGCTGGACGTGCTCGAATATCAGATGGCCGGCGCGGATCACCTTGCCGCAGCCTGGCGCTTCGCACTTTGGAATGCCGTCAGGTTTGCACGAGCGGGCGAAGGCTGCCTTCTTGATTGCCTGGGGAAACTCGGTGCGCTTCTCGCCTCGCATGCTCATGCTAACTCAAGCTCCCGAAATTTCACGCCATGCGTGGCGCCGAAGGCATAGATCAGTTCAATGAGATCTCCCATCTCGGACTTTGACAGGTCCGAGGATGACCGTCCAAGTTCCACGAATCCGGTCCCATCGATATTCGGCACGGCCCGTGTCTCGCGCTTCAGTGCGTCGAGAAAAACCAGTTTCCAGTCATTCGGCGTCAGCTTTGCACCGTGCCAATGAACCTGGGTGGCCACTTCCGTGAGCATTGCCCAGAGCTTGGAGTTCTGATCCAAGGTTCGGCGCGCCGCCTTGAACTCCACGCGCGTGCCGCTCGGCAGCTTCGCGGCCCAATTGGCGGCACGCTCGCGCTCGGCTCGGCTGTTGAGGATGATTGCGGCCCGGCTCATGCGGCCACCGCCTCACCGCGCTGGCGGATCTGGGACACCACGGCGTCAAGTTCAACAGTGAAACGCTCGACCTCGGCAGCGAGTGTCTGGATATAGGTCTCGTCCCGCGTCACGCGCTTGACGAACAGCGGGATGCCGGGCCAGTAGATCACGATATCCCACCACTGCCGACCGGTGACCCAAAGCGTTCCTTGGATCTGTGCGACGTGCTCGGGCGGGCACTTGTCCTTCAGGATGACGTCGATCAGGAGATGCGGCAGTTTGGTCTTGATCTCCAAGCCGCCTTCCTCTCCGATCAGAGAATCCGGTGAGCAGCCAACCGCACCGTTCCGAACGAAGCCAACGCGCTGCAGGGACGCCCCGGTTTGGAAGGTGTAGAGGTCTCGCGCCTCGTCCTCCATGGCATGGCCCCGCTCAGTGTGACCATTGGTGAACGATTCCATGGGCTCTCCTGTGATGATCTCGCCAGCCAGCTTGAGCATATAGGTTCGGCGCGTCTTGCCTTCCCCTTTGGCCAGCACATCGGAGAACGCGGAGGCGGTCGGGATGCCCATCCTGGCGCGGAGCCATTCCGGGGAGTTTTGTTCGCAGTCAATTACCTCGATCATGTCAGTACTCAATCTTGATGTGAGGAACCCCGCCGCGAGCGATTGCCGAAACGATAGCCTTCGCCAGTTCGGACTCTGAGCCGAGCAGAACGATAGCGGCCAACGCCTCGTTGTTGATCTTGGCGCGGTGCGCCTTGTCAGCCTCGCGACGCGCTGTCTCTGCTGCGACCCTCGCAGCCTCATCCGCGACCCGTTTGCGCTCGGCCTCGATCGCAGCAGCCTGCCTCTTCTCCGCAGCCTCGGCGGCTTCCTTTGTGGCCCGTTCGGCCCTCGCCGCAGCAGCCCTCTTATCGGCCTCGGCTTGAGCGGATTTGGCCAGCGCAGCGGCCTTCTCCTGTTCGATCCAGTCGCGCTCAGCCTGCGCAGCACGGGCCACCTCTTCAGCCGCACGGGCGGCCTTCTGCTCGGCGTCGATGCGCGCCTTCTTCGCAGCCTCGGCAGAGATCTTTTCGTCACGCTCCTTCTGCTGCCGGGCGATCTCCTCAGCGCGTAGCCGGGCCAGTTCAGCGGCCTCGGCCTCGCGTTTGGTGGCCTCTTCGTATCGGCCATTGAGAAATGCCACGACGCTTTGCTCAATATCAGCGGCGCGCTTGGAAAACTCCTCCCAATCCCTCGGACGAGCCGTGATAAGGGCGTCAATCCGATTCTTGATGTCTCCCGCCGTTGGCTGGGAATCGAACATCATCAGAGATTGGATCGATGCCAACGCATTCTCATGGCAATCAATCCGCGCCTTCTCCGCGTTCTCGAAGTCGGTCAGCGGCTTGCGAACCTCGTCGCGAAGGTTGTCTAGTTCCTTCTCGATCTTGGCCCGCTCGGCCGTGATTGCCTTCCACGAATCATAGTGCTCCTGACCAAGGGCCTTGCCCATCTTGTCGAGGGCGGTCTTGGATCGGGCTACCTTGTAGGCCAGCGACGCGACATGCTTTCGACCGGCATCCGTCGATATGTCGATTGCTTCCAACATGACCTCGGCCTTGAGTTTTGCCAAGATATCATCCACCCCGCCGGGAGCAAAAATCTTGGCTGGCGTCAACGTTTCAAGTTTTACAAGCTCGTTCATGGGTCAGGCCTTCTTGAAGCCGGCAATGGCAGCAACGCATGCGTCATAGTGTTCGGCCGGGATGTCCTCGATCCGCTCTTTCGCGATGCTCTTGGACTTGGCCCACTGGATGAACGCCTTGCGGCTCGCGCCCTTATCCTCCAGCGCTTCAATCAGGTTGTCGACCTGGCGCTGTGTGATGGAGCCTTCGGGAGGGGTATAGGGCTGCTCCGATGATGCATTGCCGTCGTCGTCCTTCGCGGCCGCGAGCCCAAGCATCTGCACGAGCGAGTAGCGCTGCAGATAGGTCAGCGTAGAACCGATCGCCTGGATGGCGTTCTTGTTACCAGATGTATCGGCACATGCGGTCAGCGCAGTTTCCTCGCTATGGCCGTGACCGAACAGCACGCACGTCACCGTGATTGTCTTCTCGGTCTGGAGCGTCTTGAAGCGATAGGAAAGACCGTGTCGCCCCAAGATCGGATCGATGGCCTTGGCGATGGCCGCAAAGTCCGCATACTTCTTTTCATTGTGGCCAGTGGCGTTGCGGATAACGATTGGAATCTCCCCCTTGGCCGATGCCAAAGCTTGCTCGAATGCCTTGCGAGCGTTGCCAGCTTCCCAACGTTCCTGAAGGTTCATCAACTTCTCAATCATGTCGAGATCGGCACCGGATGAAACTGCTCGGTTGAGCATGTCCATCGGCGTAATAGCCAAAACCTGCTGATGTTCGATCTTCTCGACTGCGTTATTGCTCATCCGAAAATCCTCTCCAGTGCCATCCCGCCAACGTCATAGAACGCCCAATGCGCGACATTCAGCAAAATAAATCCGATCAGTACACTACCCGGATCTATCGCGTAGTCGTCGCTCATATCTCATCGTTCCGGTTGCCGGATATCTCGGCGACGCAGATTGCAAGTACGCCGCAAAGGATCGCGATGCTGATGACTGCAGCTATCACTGCGATTGTTAAACTTGGCATTTATGCCTCCTGCCGCAGCTTGCGATCGTGATCGATCAGTGCCAGCGCACTATCGAACTTGCTCATGATGCGGTCGTGTTCGGTCGGCTCGGTGTAGAACCCGGCCTCTTTGAGCAGCGCATTGGTCACGTCGTCGCGTTCGTCATCATGGATGTGATCGATGAATGCGATTTGCCCGTATTGCTTGGTGCGGATGCGGTCGACGACCTCGCGACGGGTCAACTCGGGGTCTACGCAAGCTTCCCGACCGCGGCGCCCGAGGTCGACCATAACGACGTAGTAATCGCGGACCGATTGGGGTGAAGAACAATGGGCTGACATCACGCGATCCCCCTCAAAAACCGCGCGGCCGAAATACCGAGATGGTCCGCGAGCGCTACCAGCGTGCTCACCGCAACCCGGTTTTTGCCGGCCTCGTATTTCTGGATTTGCTGGAAGCTGACGCCGATCGCGGCGCCGATCTCGGATTGGCTGAGGCCGTATGACGTGCGCAGATAGCGCAAGCGCTCACCGAGCTTGATATCGACTGCTGTGCATTTTCTCGGAATGGCCGTCATGTCGTACTCCCTGTGTTGATGGGAGCACCGTAAGTCGGAAAAGTCCGACCGTCAATAGAAAAGTTGGAAAAATCCGACTTGGCTAGGCGATGCGCCTTGCGGCCTTGTCTTTCGTGATCACTAAATCCTTGAACGGTATGCCATATCTCTCAGAAATCATGAGCGTGACTTCGGTCTTGAGCGACCGCTTTTTGCCTTCCAGGAAGTCGCGCAGGTGATTTCGTTCAAGGCCGAGAGCTACTGCAACAGAGACCGCGCCTTCGCCGGCCCGTTCCATTGCCACCACTATAGTTCGCCGAATTTGATCCACTGTAGGCATGGCGGATTTGTCCGACGTTTCCGCCGGGACGGCTAGTTGGAAGTTTCCGACTTTTTTCTCTTGCGTGGTCGGAAAACTCCGACTATGGTCCGCAGTCATGGAAACCGAACTCCGCTCAAATCTCATGGCTTGCGCTTCGGCATATGCCGCAGCTCGGTCGCTCAGCTTGACGACCCTGGGTCGCTTGGCCGCAGGCGACTGGCGCTTCTTCGATCGCGTCACCGAGGGCTCGACGACTTTCACGGCGCGCAAATACGACGATGTGATGGCTTGGTTTTCGGAGCGCTGGCCTGAGGGTTGTGATTGGCCTTCAGAAGTGCCGCGCCCGAGCGCAGAGGCCCGCGCATGACGCGGGAAACGCAAAACTTTGCCCATGCTGACCATTCCGGGATGTGTCGAAACGACGACATTGGAATCGATTGCAGCGAGTTGCAACAAAAATCTTCACAGCTTGAATTGAACAGGGGGACTCTCATGTCACGCCACTTTGGAACCTCCTATCATCCAGAAAATTATTACATGCGCGGGCCCGGCCCAGCCTGCGCACAGAACGCGCGCAACATCCTCAAATCGAACGCGCGTCCGGCGTCCCTTGTTCATGCCCCGGCTCGGGACGCCGGCCCTCCTTTCGTACTCAGCCATGCTGAGTTTCTTGCCGATATCGCTACTTCACAAACGCTGAAGAACCTCGCGACTACGGCATTTTCCTTTTTCATGCTCGGCCTCGTGGCGCTGCCTTTCTTCCTTGGCGCCGTGGTCTGGGCGTTGTTCTTCTAGTCGTCTGACAAGCCGCGCGGCTGCAACTGTTGATCAGGGCTTTGTGGAAATGGTGGCGGGTTCGTCGAGCCCGCCAAAGACTTGAACGTTTCATCAACGGGAGGAAGTTGCTCAATGCTGAGACCAGAAGGCGACGGGATGGACTATCAAAAGCGCCATCATCCGAGGAACCAGATCGCGAGCGCAATGCTCCTACGCAGATTGAT